CGCCAGGCGAACCTCGACCGCCGCGAGAAGCTGCAAGGCGAGATCGGCCAAGCCGCCGGCACGGCGGCGGCAGTGACCCTGCCGATCATCGGCAGCGTCATGCAGGCTGCCGAATTCGGGCACTCGCTGCAGCTGATCGGCAACACCGCCGACATGACCAGCGCGCAGGTGCGCCAGCTTGGCGCGTCGATCATGCAGATCAGTCGCGAGACGGCCACCTCGGCCCCGGACGTGCAGCGTGCACTCGGCTTCCTGATCGCCGCAGGTCTCGATGCCGGAAAGGCCCAGACGCAATTGCAGACCATCGCCATGACGGCGAAGGCCACCGGTTCCGACGTCGAGGATGTCGCTCGATCAGCATTCACCCTCGGTGATGCGCTGAAGATCGAGCCCGGCAACATGAAGGCCGCCCTCGAAGCGCTGGTACAGGCCGGCAAAGAGGGCAACTTCGAGTTCCGCGACATGGCAGCGGAGTTGCCGAGCCTGGGCGCCGGTTTCGCTGCCCTCAAGATGACCGGCCAGGATGCCGTCGCCACGATGGGTGCGGCTTTGCAGATCGCCCGAAAGGGCACGGGCACCAGCGCCGAGGCTGCCACCAACCTGTCGAACTTCATGGCCAAGCTGCTCTCCCCGGACACGCTTCGGAAAGCCGAGCGGCTCGGCAGCGATCTCTTCGGGGTCGTCTCGGGCGCGCAGACTCGAGGTGAGAATCCCTTCGACGCTGCCATCGCCGAGATTGCCCGCATCACCGAGGGCGGTGACCAGAAGCTGCTGGGCGAGCTGTTCGCCGACATGCAGGTGCAGGGCTTCCTGCGCCCGATGCTCCAGAACCTAGAAGAATTCGAGCGCGTTCGCAGCCGCTCGCTCTCGTCGTCCGGCGTCATCGATGCCGATTTCGAGAGGATGAGGGCCACCTTGAAATCGCAGCTCGGCGAGATCGGCAGCGCGATCCAGCGTTTCGCCATCAAGGTGGGTGATGCGGTGGGCCCGATCGTCAGTCAGATCGGTGCCATCCTCGTGCCCCTGATCGACCAGGCGGCCGCCTTCGTCAGCGAGAACCCGCGGCTGGTCGGTGGCGTGCTGGCGGCGGCCTCGGCGCTGTCGGTGCTGGGCGTGGCCGTGAAGGTCGGTGCGTTCGCCTTCACCTACCTCAAGGGCGCATGGCTGGCCGTGCAGAGTGCGTTGGCCGGAGCGCAGGCCGGCGCCGTGCTGACGAAGCTCGGCACGGTAGGCTCGACGCTCGGCATGGTCGGCACCACCATTGCGAGCCTCGGTGCGGGGCCGCTGATCGCCATCGGCGCAGCCATCGCGGGCATCGTCGCCGGCATCGTGAAGTTCTGGCCGTACATCCAGGCCTTCGGGTCGGGCTATTTCCAGGGCCTCGGCGAGGCGTTGGCCGGCCCGTGGGAGCGCCTGAAGACCGCCCTCGGCCCGGTCGGCAACGCGCTCGGCACGCTGTGGGGCTGGTTCACTCGGCTGTTCACCCCGATCCAGGCGACGGCCGCCGAACTCGAGGGCGCTACCGGCGCCGGCCGGACCTTCGGGGCGGTGGCGGGCACCGTGCTGGGCGGCATCATCGACACCGTGGCGCTGGCTGTTCGCGCCTTCGTGGGCCTCGGCGAAGCGATCGGCACCGCCGCCGGCTGGATCACCGTCAAGCTCGGCGCGGCGATCGACTGGCTGATGCCGAAGATCCAGCCCCTGCTGACGGGCGTGGGTTTCCTCGCCAGCAAGGCCGGCGCCATGATCGGGTTCGGCAACAGCGCGCCGGCCGACCCCTCGACCCTGCCGCAGCCGGCCATGCGCGGTGCCGCCGCGGTGAACAGCAACAACACCAACACCACGGTCGGCACCATCACCGTGCAGGCCGCGCCGGGGCAGAGCCCGCGCGAGGTGGCGGCCGAAGTGGACAGGCGCCTGCGCGAACGCGAGCGCGCCACCAGCCGCGGCGCCATGTTCGATCCGGTGGCCGCATGAGCCTGCGCAGCACGAGCGGCGGCGACGTGATGATGTCCCTGGGCGGCTTCCGCTTCGGGCTCAACACCGCCGCCTACCAGGAGCTGAGCCGCACCACCGAAGAGCGCTGGGCCGCGCAGGACCGCTTCGGCCAGCTCGCCGCCCTGCAGCACACCGGGCCCGGGCCGGACACCATCACGCTGCCGGGGGTGGTCTTCCCGGAGTTCCGCGGCGGGCTTGGCCAAGTCGACCGCATGCGCGAGCTCGCCGGCCGCGGCCAGCCGTTGTCGCTGATCACCGGCACCGGCCGGGTGCTGGGGCGCTACGTGATCGAGCGCGTCGAGGAACGGCAGAGCGTGTTCGCCGCGCGCGGCATGGCCCGTAGGGTCGAGTTCACCCTGAACCTGCGTCGCTACGATGGCCCTTGAGTACCGCACCCGCGCCGGCGATACCGTCGACCTGATCGTCTGGCGCCAGTACGGCCGCACCGACGGCGGCATCGTCGAGCGGGTGCTGGCCGCCAACCCGGGCTTGGCCGAGCATGGCCCGCGGCTGCCCGGCGGCTTGCGGCTCATCCTGCCCAGCGTCGCGGCGGTGCAGGCCAGCGTCGAGCCCGGCGTGAAGCTTTGGGCGTGACACCGCAGTACCGCATCACCGCCAACGGCGGCGACATCACCGCGGTCATCGCCGAGCGGCTGGTGTCCTTGCGCCTCACCGATGAGGCCGGCGTCGAGTCGGACATGCTGGAGATCGTGCTGGCCGACCACCTCGCGCCGATCCAGCTGCCGGCCACGGGCGCCGAGCTCGAGGTGGCGCTGGGCTATGACGGGCGGCTCACCGCGATGGGCCTGTTCGTGGTCGACGAGCTCGAGCTCTCCGGCTGGCCGTCGACCATGACGGTCCGGGCGCGCGGCGCGCCCTTCGAGAAATCGAAGGGCGGGAAGAACCTGCAGGCGCAGAAGACCCGCAGCTGGGAGGCCGGCACCACCCTGCGCACCCTGGTCGACAAGATCGCCGGCGAGCACGGGCTGCGGGCGGCCGTCGCCGCGTCGCTGGCGGCCGTCGAGCTGCCGCACACCGACCAGACGCGCGAGAGTGACCTGCACCTGCTGCAGCGCGTGGCCAAGCGCCACGACGCGGTGTTGAAGGCGGCCGGCGGCACGCTGGCGCTGACCAAGCGCGGCGAGGGCAAGACGGCCGGCGGGCAGGCCCTGCCGACCGTCGAGGTGCGCGCCGAGGCGTGTACCGCCTATCGCGCCACGCTGGCGAAGCGCGACGCGCCCGGCACCGTCAAGGCGTTCTGGCATGACACCAACGCCGCGCGGCGCGAGACCGCCGTGTACGGCGAAGGCGACCCGGTGCGCGAGCTGCGCCAGGTGTTCCCGACGCCGGCCGCCGCCGAGGAAGCCGCCCGGGCCGAATGGGGCCGGCGCGCCCGCGGCGAGGCCACCGCATCGTTCACGCTCCCGGGCGATCCGGCCGTTGTCGCCGAAGCCCCACTGAAGGCGTCCGGGTTTCGTGCCGGCGTCGATGGCGAGTGGATCGTCGCTCGTGTCGAGCACGCGCTCGATGCGTCGGGCGGTTACGCGATGACGATCGAGGTCGAGTCGAAACCGGCGGCCTGAAGGCCTGCCAATGTCGCGCCGAAGCCGTAGTGGCGAGAGTTCCGGGCATCGCCGCGGGGAGCGCCCATGTCCAGCCTGACCGACCACTTCGAGAACCAGCTGATCGACTTCATCTTCCGCGGGCAGGCGCTGACCCTGCCGGGATCGCTGCACATCGGCCTGTTCACCGTTGCAGCCGGCGAGGGCGGCGGGCAGACGGAAGTGGCTGGCGGAAGCTACGCCCGGGCGGCCGTGACGCGCAGCCTGACCGCCTTCGCCGGCACCCAGGCAGCGGGCAGTACCGTCGCCTCGACCGGCACCGGTGGCGCCACGTCCAACAACGCCACGATCACCTTCCCGGCGCCCACGGCGAACTGGGGCAGCATCGTCGGCTTCGGGGTCTTCGATGCGGCCACGGCAGGCAACCTCCTGATCTACGCGCCGCTCGCCCAGGCCAAGACGGTGAACGCCGGCGACGCTGCGCCGACCTTCGCGCCCGGCCAGCTCGGTTTCACCCTCAGCTGATGGCCGTGTCCCTGCAGATCGGCCAGCGGGTGGCCATCAGGCCGCCCTTCGGCGACGGCACCACGCCGCGCCTCATCGAGGACGCGATGGCCATCAACGCCGAAGGCGAGCCCGCCATCGGCGCTCAGATCGCTGCTGGCCGGCGGCGAGCTCGCGACCATCGTCCGAATCATCCGGCCGCCGACCGGCCGCACGCTGATCGTCGACCCTGACCGCCGCCTCGCCGTGATCGAGGCAGACCACCGCCGCCTGGTCGCGGCGCGCGAACACCGCACCTTCGAGGCCTGATCCATGATGCGAACCGTCAACGGAGCGCCGCAAGCGCTGAAGACCCCCGGCAGCGTCGTCGACTTCGGTGTCGACTGGCGCCAGTGGCTTGCCCTGGGCGAGACGATCACCAGCAGCACGTGGGCGTGCGAGCCGGCGCTGTCACTGACCAACCCGGGCGAGGCCGAGGGCGTCGCCGTGGTGTGGGTGGGGGGCGGCGTCGAGGGCACCACCTACCGGCTGCGGAACTCGATCGTCACCACGGCCGGGCGCATCGACAGCCGCGAGATCGTGCTGACTTGCACCGCTCGGCGCGGCTGAACTTGTGGGAAAACGCTCGCGCAGAGGCTTCAACGGCGCGGCTTGGAGGCGCGTCCGTTGGGGATTGAAATCGCTCCAAGCCGCTGACTGCCCGGCTAAACTGCGCTGCCTTTTAACCAGTTGGTCGATGGTTCGAATCCATCACGGCCCAC